CATCTCTAAACTTACCGTTTTGTTTTTCTACTCCTATGCCATAATGAAATTCATTTAGCCTAGCATGTGTATCAGCATATACAGTAAGTTTATTTTTATTTGGAACCTTTACATCGAATACAACCTCAGATGTTTGTGTTAGTACAACCTTTCCATCTTCAAACTTTCTTGATTCATTTTGCAGTAGCTTAAAGTCTTGTTTTTCTCCATTAACTTTTACTACTACTTTTGGTTGGTTCACAGTAGCCTCGAAGTCAGTATCTTCTCGAACACCATTAATAATTTCCTTTTCTACGTATCCAACAGATGTATTTATCTTAGACATTTGATTTAACGTAGCTGTGTGGCTTGCAGAGGTGCCTGTAGGTGTATCCTCGATAGTTTGATTATGGGAATAAAAATAAGCCCATATAGTGGCTATAATAGCAATAGCTATAATCACTAATACAGGCGGAGTCATCTTCTGCTTAATAGCGTGCCAAGTACCAATTAGCTTTACCACGAATAATATCTCCTCCGTTACCTTCTTCTTGTGGAAGTTTTAGTAAATCCCAACGCATATCTGGGTCATCATCATGGATTCCATATCCATCAATATCAGCCCATTCTGCATGTGTTTTTACTCTATCTACAGTTGGTTCCCATCCCTTACCCTTACAGATAGAAGCCACCACTTGTGCCATAACTTCCACTTGCTTGTCGGTTGGGGGGTACGTTCCAAAATCAACTCTACCGTCTTCCCAGACCGAAGCATCGGCACAGCACGCCAAAGAAATACCAATGTTGCCAGTATTCCTGTGCCAAGTATGACTACAATGTACGTCAAGATTATTGTAATCAGAGTAGATAGTACCATCTCCAAGGATGTTAATATGATAGTGCTCAGAAGTTGCTCCATAACCAGATGCCTCCCAGTGCAACGTGATATTTTCAGCATTAGATACACTTGCCATATACTGAATATCATTTAATGTATAGTTCATAAATTCCTCCTAATAAAAAGAGGAAGACCCATTATAGGTCCTCCTCAAATTCTTCAAATGCTTGAGCTGTCTTTTTACTTTCTGTTTGTTTATTCTTAGGCATATTTGATAATGCTTTTTGTGTTTTTGTTTTTGCTAAATTTTCTTTTGCTCTTCTAATGTCAGCCCCCTTAATGCCCGCTTCATGTAACTCTTTGTTCGTAACTGATTTAGGGTCATCAAGGTATTTGTTAAGCAGTTTTTGTTTTTTATTTTTTTCTTCTGTTTGTTTGTCTTTTAAAATGCTAGATGTATCATACTCTACAGAATCAGATACTGGTCTAAAACCAAGACCTTTCGCAACTCTTTCTCCTGTACTATAGCCTCTTCCATCTACGTCTTTGTTCCAGTCTCGTTTTCTTCCTGTCAGTGCTTGGTAATAGTTTGCATATGCTGGAGATAACTCTTTAGCAATATTGCTCATGATATTATTAGCACCTTCGTGGTCTCGGAATGCTTTGTAGACATTTTGTATAGTAGAAATAGTTGGTCCTTGGAATCCGTTTGTTGGAACTAAATCACCTAAACCAATGTTTCTACTAAAGTCTACACCAGCTAATGCTGGTACCCCATACATAGCTACCAAAGCTAAGGATTTTTTATTAGGGTCATTACCAGCCCACTCCATAACGAGTTTTTTCATTTCCTTCGTAGGTGATGTTCCTGTAATCCATTCGGCAAGCTCATCTCCTGCTCCTGCTACTGGCACACCCATCATACCTGCCATAACTAAGTATTGACCAAAGAATCTAGCAATGGCTTTTTTATCTCCAGACTGGAATAATTCTACCATTAATTCAGCTTCTTTTACTGGGTACTTTTTGAATTGTAATAACAATTTACCAATAGAACCAAGTTTAGTAAATAGCTGAGGAGCATCTTTGTCGGAATAGTCAAAGTTAGTTTTACGTACGAAGTCACGAGCTATATCTGTAGCCTCTTCTGGAGTTTTCCCATCTGCTATCGCTTGGCGATAAGCTACTAAAGCGGCTACACGTCGAGTGTACTTATCTGTAGCATTAAACATAAACATAGATTTCTCTAAGAATTTACCAACAGGTAATCCTTTAATGTTTATGTTATAGATACTCTTTTCGTTCATCAAAGCCTGTGTTTCTAAGGCAGTGTCCTCACGGTTTAGACCAATTCTGTTAAACATTTTCTTTTCACTTAAAGAAACGTTTCCACCATATAGGGAAGCATCTTTCATGGCTTGTGCTGTGAGTTTGTTAAATCCAGAGAAAGTAGTAATGTTCATTAGTGTACCAAGCTGTGCAATCGCCGCTGTTGGTCTGAACATACCTAACTTCAATACAGTAACCGCCTGCATACTAAATCCCAATGCATCAGTAACTGCTTTTTCTCCGAACATAGCTTTTACCCATGTTTTGCCAAATACGTCGTTAAAGACTTGGTTTAACATCTTGTCAACTCCATTAGGCAAACCAACTACACTACCAATGAAGTTGTTAAGAATCTCTTGGTAATCGTTTTGAGCTCCTTCGCCACCTCTACCGAACTGGGATTTATAGTCGTGACCAGTAATGTCACGATACAGTGCGGTAGCTCTGTAATAGAATACACTTGTCGGAATATATCTAGCATTGTAGCGAATATAATCTTCCATGTTGCCTAACACATCTGGGTTAGCACCTTTGGCATTCATTCTTGTTTGGTTAAACTTATCTCTCATATGGTTACCATAATTGATTAATAAGTGTTTTTGAATGTCTAGTTTACCAACAGTAGGTTTTAATCGGAATAATTCATCAAGGTTTGCATGTTTACGTTCTTCTTGTAATTGTTTTTTGTCTATTCCTAAATCTGCTAATTTTTCTTTATCTTCTAACAAATCAATAAATTGTTCTCTGTTTAAGCCTTTACCTTTAGTAATAAACTCATCAATGATTTTAGCAATCATAGGATAACTATGACTAATACGTTCAAATCGTTTATTAATATCTTCTGGGGATTCTAATTCTTCCAAGATGGTATCATAGCTAGGGTCATAAGAATCTTCATAGATTGCAGATGCCGTTCTAGCATCATCGAATCTGGAACCGTGCTCTACGATTGAATACGAATTACCGTCATTTGCGAATTGAGACGCATACTCCATAGCGTCTTTTTGAGTTTTGAAAGAAGCTAATTTGTCATATTGTCTATATTCGCCATTTTCATCGTCTCGCACAACTCTTACTTTGTAAACACCATATTTTCCGTGTAAGCTAGGCGTGTAACCCCATAGCAACTTCGGTCTTTGGTCTTCATCTTGTCCGCTGTCTTTCCATGCTTGGACTTTATCATTGTAGATTTTTTCACGTAGAGTAATCCAATGATTATAAGCATAAGCAACTTCTTTAGAGTACCCTTTATCTTTGATAGCTTGAATCGTAGCTGTTCTTGCTTTTTGCTTAGCATCACTATAAGAGCCGATTGTTCTCAACCCTGTATCAGATGCCAAGACTCTCCATTTGTTTTCTTTGAAATCCATAAACACTTTATAGCCATCATTTTTTAATTCTTTATATCTTTCCTTAGCTGATGCTTCATCCATATACTCTTCAAAGATGTTACGATTTGTTAAGTTAACATAATACTCTTTGCCATTATGGTTTACAGCTATTGTTTGAACAAAGTCACGACCAAGTTCATTAATCTCTCTGGTAAGCTTTTCAAACTCTTTTGATTTATCTCCTATAGTTTGTTTCATTTTGTCGAACAATCTATAGTAAGTTTGCATTAATTTAGTTTGGTCATTCTCAGCTTTCTCTGCCCATTTGATAATAGCTCCCGCTTGAGGAATGTATTTTTGAATCATTCTGATTGGAGAAACAAACCATTTTTTAAGACCCCAACCAGAGATATTACCACTACGTGTATCACGGTTGATAATCTCTATATTATCTGGAGTTTTAATACCAGCTTTTTTACTAACTTCTCTAGCTAGTTTTTTACCAGCTGATAAGATAGGTTGTTCTTTAGCCTCTTGCTCTTCTTTTTGAGCTTTCTTTTCTGCCTCTGTTGGTTGTTTTTGTGTATTCTCTGTACCTTTTTGGAAGGATATTTTTTTACTGTTTTCTTTGTTATATTTTTTAACTTTATTTGTAAGCCATTCACCCAGTTGCTCTGGGGTTAAGCCTTGAGGTTCAACCCAGATTTCTTTACCTTGTTTTTTTGCTAAGTTTAATAATTCATCAAGACCTTCAACTTCTTTTCTTATTTCATCTAAAGTTTCCTCGTCTAGTCCTCTTGGGTCGTTAAGTCTGTCTAGTATTTGTTTTGTTCTTTGTGTAAGAATAATGACTGGCACGTTATTCATAGAGAATTGTGCAACTCTATGCTCTGTATAAGGAACAACTTCATTTTCTTTTACCCAGTTTCGGAGTTCTTCTATTGCCTTTAGTTGGTCGTCGTCAAATCTTGCGATTCCTTTAGAAGCCTCTTCGGCAGAAATACCATCTTTTTCCATTTTGTAAAGTGTTTCTACAACTGGTTCAAGTACTCCATTCTCTCCAAAGAGTTTATTATGAAGAAAAGCTGTTCCTTTGTCGCTCTTTATTAAAGCTGTTAAAACTCTTCTCTCTAATTCGTATTTGTCTCCCTTTAGCATTCTCAAGGCGATGTCATCTAATTTTTTAATAACATCTAATGAGAATTTTTTAACAGCTTCGTGGCTTCCCTCTCTGCCTTTTAGGGATTTTTTTACGTCATTGAGTGAATTTACATAATTAGCAAGAACTGATGTGATTGCAGCATAAGCGTTATTCCTACGGGTCATCAACCTACCTTCATATTTATCTTCTACTTCTTTTCCTTCTTCTTTTCCAAATTCAGAAGTTGTTGATATATCATTTCCACCTTTGATTTCACTCTCTGCTTGTGTAGCTTCTGGGTCCATTAAAAATCTAACGGTTCCTCTAACACTATCGTGTCCTGTATTTATCAATGTATTCCCAGCTGCACTGACACTGATGCCATAACCTCTTTTTAGGTTTTCTACTACAACAGGGACAGATGTTGTATGGATAAATGCGGCATATTCTGTACCATAATTTTTATCAATGTTTTGAGTAAGTACGCTTGACAACTCTTTTACATACTCTTTAGCTCCATTAAATAAAGCCCCAGCATGAACTGGGGCTAAACCGTTTTGTAAGCCATATGCAAGTGTCTCGTGTAAGTTAGTAGTATCCTTCCCTTTGTAAATTGCTCCAAGCATGTTTATATTGAATCTTCTTCCTAATTCATTAGCAAGCCAGAAATTAACAAGTAATCTTTCTGTTTTATCGTTTACATCCATTGTTTCATTGTCAATTACATACTCAATTTTATCCATTAATTCTATTTGTTTGGCTTGTAGTGCTTTAGCCTGTTCATTTCCTTCTAAAGAACTAATTTGTTCTATTTCTCTTTTTGCAGAATCCCACGCTCGTAATAACCCATCTCGTCTCCGAACAAGTCCTGTCTCTTTTGAAGCATTCTTTTGTGAAATGCTATTGTCTCTGGAATGTTGTGCCGTCTCTTGAAACTCAGAGCGTCCCAACGAGCCACTTCCGCCCCGTCGTCCTTCGCCACTTTGAGAAGACATGCCTTTTGTATCGCTGTCCTCATTGAACGCACCGCTTGTGTTGGACTGAGTTTGTGTACGTGCGTTATTACCCACATCACGTAATTGGTCATTTCCCCGAAGATTTCCTTCGGACATTCCTCTTGTTCCAGAACCGATTTGATTAGTGGTTTCCAATCTATCGTTACCATATAATTCCTCCTCTAAACTCTTTGTAGTATCCTCAAGAATTTTAATTAATTTGTTTTTCCCGTCTGCATCTGTTAGGTAAGATTCTACTGCTACATGTACTAATTCATGAGCCGTTGCAGTTCCACCTAATCTATCCCTTCGGATGAACAACTCTCCAGTGTTCATGTCAAATTGAGAGGGTTCATCTTCGTCAAATACTCTGATAGAAAGCCCTTCAACTTGGTTTAAGAAGTCTAATACGTCCTTGGAGTGTTCCCCGAACGCTCTTTCAATCCCTCCTAGTATCTGTTTCATTTCAGATTCACTAGGTTTATCTTGGTTTACTTGAGAATTATTTGCAAGTTTTTTAATTACAGAAATATCAGATTTTGACTCGTTAGATTCATTTACGTCATTACCTTTTTGGTAAATAGGATAATAGAAGGAGTCATTTTCCATAGCCTTTTTGAGACTTTCCTCTGTAGGGTATTTGTCCAAGCTATAAATATAAAACTTTGTTATCTCATTTTTCTCTTTTACTATCTCTCCGTCTTTGTTTTCTTCCGTTATATACTCTGTACTCTCTCCGCTATCAAGTATTTTATACTTGCCTTCTCCAAAGGTTCTATCTAAGTAATTTTGTACCACACTTTCATGTTTTTTGTCAACCGAGAAGGAAATTACCTTGTCTGGAGATGTTTCTATGGCAGATTCTACAACCATCATTCTTCCTTGTAGTGCAGTCTTCTTGTCATCTGTATTTGTATCAGATTCAAGTTTACCAGAAAAGTTTTTTCCAGATAAAAAAGGTTCAGCTTCAAATGTTATCGTTCCATTTTCCTCGTTGACTTCTACGTTGTTAACTTCGTCGCTAATAAACATATTGTCTGTATATGGAGCCACAATATTCGCATAATCTTCCCTAATTTGTCTTGCTGTCCAACCTTTAGATTTGTCGTATTCTAACGTGAACTTAAAAGAATCCTCTCCTAAATCCTCTATGCTTTTTAGAGTAATTGCTGGTTTAATGTTTTTGTTTTTACTAAGGTCTAGTTTTTTAGGCTTTTGTTGACTAGCTATATTTGTAGCATTAACAAATTCCATATCTTTATTTTTAGGGTCAAAGTCTTCTTTAAAGTATGTTTTAGCCAAGTCTTTATACTTTAACAAATCTCCTTTTTTGCTAGATGGGTCTAAACCTTGTTTAGATAAACCCAAAGCCTCTCTTCGTCTTTCTTGGTGTTGAGTCATCGTTGGGTGGAAATATTCATCTGGGAATAAACCAGCTACAGCCCTAAAGAATACTCTAACTCGATGATTTCCATCTGTATCTTTTAGAGCCTCGTCTAAACTTCCATACTTATCAGTAATAGACTCATATTCGTCTTCCATGATTTTTACGATTACTCTATTAATATCTTGCTTATTAAGATTTACACCTTTATCGTTTAGCTTGTTTCTTACCCATTTTGTTAGTGCTTCTTTTAATTCACCAGGTCTTACCAAAAGAGATTTAATAATTGTATTGGTTAGCTTAACCGACCCATCCTCTACACGGTCTAACAAGATACTTTTTGTAACTGGTTTTTGTTTAGGAATAGCATCCTCTATATCAGAGGAGGTTTTCAATGTTTCTGGATGCTTTATAAATAAATCTTTAATTCTTTTTCTAATTGCTTTTGCTCTATCTTCAAAAGTTTTATTGTCGAGTTTGCCACCCTCTAGGTCTTTTTTAAGAACCCCTATAAACTTCTCGATATTTGCCAAACTTTCTGTGATTTTATTTTGATTGTTCGCATCTTTTCTTACTTTCTCATCCTTACCTTCGTAATAGTCGATTGATTCTTTTAACGTTTGAATATATTTTGCATTTTTCTTAGATGCCTTCATTTCATGACCCATAAGTTCGATTTTTGCTGTTTTTGCATCCAATTCTCCGCTTAGGTATCTATCGAAAACTTTATGAGCAACATCCACTTTACCACTATATTTTTTAACTTCTTTTTCCGTATTTGATTCTATCTTGTCTTCCTTGTTTTCTTTCTCTTTATGGTTTTTAAAAAACTCTTCCGAATCTTCATCTTCTTCTAGCTCTTTGTCTACTTCTTCGGGAGTATGGTCTTTATCATTCTCTTTTTCTTCAAATGCCTCTCTAGTCTTTTTCTCTTCGTCTTCATCTGCTATTGCACTTTCAATCCATTCATCGTCGGGACCTTCTTCATTCTCATCCTTTTCTTTTTGTTCTTTTTCATATCTCTCTATTGCCTCTTTGGCTTCTTCCTCTTTTTCTTGCTCAAGTCTTGCCTGTTCTGCTAGTTCGTTATTTTCGATTACATTTTCACTAGTTTTATTTTCTTCTGCAAGTTTAGCTTGTGCTTCTTGTAATTTTCTTACATTTTCTAATTGTTTATTTCTTTTTGCTTGTTTTTTTGTTGGTTTTATAATTATTTCGCTGTTATCATTTTCTTTGACAGGGGTAAACAATTGTTCTTGCACAGATTTCTCTTTTTTAGGAGCTTCTACTTTGGGGAATAAAGCGTTTTGGATATTTTTAAACCCTTGAGTACTTTTATCTCGAATAGCTTTATATGTTTTACTTCTTTCAACAGGTAATCCTGTTGCTTTAGCAGTGTTAATTAATCTATTTGCTTCGTCTAGGTAGAAGTTTTCAAATCTTTTATCATTTTTCTCAGCCTTCACATTTATCTTGTTTTTTGTTCTTCTGTTACCGAATGCGTTATCTATTTTTCCAAGGCTCGCATTTTCAAAACCTCTTTTTCTTAATTCGTCTTTAGTCGTAGTTGGATTATCTTTTCTTGTTTTTTGTATATCTTCTACATGGTCCACAATATTATCGACTTGTTCTCTTGTATACGTATTGCCAGGAGTAATTCCTTTTTGTGCTAATTTATTTTGTAACCCAACAGGTTTGTTTTTTCTTTTTCCGTTTTTGTGTTCTGCATGTTCTTTGTTGTATTCAGAGGTTGCCTCTCTAATCGCATACCCTGTATCTCTAATTAATTGGTCTTTATTTGGTCCGTCTGGAACCTCTCTAAACGTCTCTTCTAAAAAGCCTTTATTCACAGAGTCTTTGTAGTGATTATTATATTCTTCTCTCTTCTGGTTTTCCTCTTGTACTTTTCTTTCTTGTTCTCTAGTTTCTGCTACTTCTTTTTCTTTAGCAACTATATTCTTTTCAATGGAACCCATAATTGCTTTAGGCATAGTTCCATTATTAATAGATTCTTTATCATCGTCAGACAAGTTATATCCAACACTCTCAGCTCTCTCAACTAAGGTAGGTTCATTACTCTCTTGTGTTTGAGGTTGCTGTTTCTTCTCGTGCATTTCAACCGTAGCACGAGAAAGTTTTCTGGCATCTTTTTCTGTATAACCTTGCTCTCTAAAGTCGTCCACAAACGCATTTGGTGAATATTTAGCTTCTGGAGTATGCTCGTCCCATGTCTGGTGAATTTTCTCGGTAATTGCCCTAGCATTATTGTTCATTTCAAGGATGTCATCATCAGATTTACCTTGTTTTTTGTAGTGGGCGTGATTTAATGTGTCAAATGCATCATCAAGTTCATCTCTAGGTCTTTCAACCATGTACTCTGGAGTCTCTTCTGACAAATCAAGAGAAACATCTTCTCCATCGGTAGATGGTGCCTCTGGCATTACTGTCGGAGTAGTCTCTCCTAAATCAACACTTCTATCTTCTTCGTTAGGTGTTGCCACAACAGGATTATTTCCTAAAGTAGGAGTTGTATTCATGGCTTGTTCTGCTTGTTCTAAAGCTACCTGGTTTTTCTTCTCTCCTTCTTTTTGAGATAACGTTTTACCAGAACTGAACGTACCAGAAATTAAACCTAATGGAACGGAGCCAATACCCGCATCAAATGCTTGGTCTTTCATATCTTGAGTCCAAGAAGTTGGGTCATAAATATTTACATTTTTATATTCTGGAGTACCAAGTGCTTGCTCTTGGATTTGTTGTTGCCACGCTTCGGTAACAGCCTCACCTACGGCACCAACACCAGCATTAACAGCTGTTGCAACGGCACCTTTAGCTAAAACTTTACCGCCACCAGTAGCAAACGCACTAGTAATACCAGAACCTAAGCTACCTTGCATGGAAATTTTATCGAAGGCATAGTTAGCCATTGCAGGTGCCCAACCTTCATTGAAAGTTGTTTTCATAGCATCGTAAGATTGGCTATGGTCCATACCTCTTTGTAGACCAGTCATATAGGTATCGCCTGCATTTGTTGCATTTTCAATGAGACCACCAGCTACTACGCCTGTTGCAAATTTGCCCATTTTAGCTCCATATTGGACTAATTTACTAGCTTCGTACAGTCTGTTAGCCCATTTACCTGCACCAACCACAGCACCTGCTACAGTTCCCCAAGGACCAGCACCAGCGACTGTACCAATAGCAGCTGTAGTTGCAACATCACCAATCAAAGAAGGCACAGACGAACCTAATGCCTGTGCCGATTGATTTAATGCATAATTTAAGTAGTTGCCTTCTTCCCATTTACCTGTATAGGCGTTAGCCTGTGCCTGTTTCCCAGCATATTGTGCTTCATTACCAGTCCAGCTAGCTACTCCATCCCAGCCTTGTTCTTTTGCAAGGGCAGATGCACCGCCCAAGAGACCTCCAAGTCCTCCCCAAAGACCAGATTGAAGGCTGTCAAGCAAGCCTTCATTTTCATTTGGGATATAGCCAGAGTCTTGTAGCTGTTTAGCGTATTTTGCTACGTTATCTTGAACTCCATACAGATAATCATTGTACCTGTCTCCAACTCTATCTCTAATTAAAGCCATTTAGCTACCTCCTATTCTTCGTCATCTTTTTTAACGCTGTAGTCTAGCCCAGCACCAGTCTGTTTTGTTGGCATTACTCTCATCAAGTAATTGTAGTCATTGTTGGCATCTTTAAGAACTTGTAGTGCATACGGGTCGTCTTCAGCCATTGCCATTTTATTTTTAAGCGTTTTCATAGCATGGTTTACCGTATTAACATCTTGTTGCGATAAATTATCAACGTCTTCTATACTATGTAAAGTATCAGTATATTCTTTATAAGCCTCTTGGGCGTATTTTAAATTAGTAGCTGGGCTCATCATTCTTTTTTCTCCACTAGAGCCACGACCACCACCGCCTCCTCTACCAGAGCCTCCTCCATGAGGATGTATCATAGCTGATAACATCATCATTTCCTTTTGTCTTTGCATTTGTTCTTCTTGTTGCTTTCTTTGAAGTTGGACTTGAAGTCCCATTTTGGCTAATTCGTTATGGCTCATTAATTGTGTTTGCATTGGATTTACATTCATTCCAACCATAGCCCCAAGAGATGCATAAGCCTGTCTGTTAGAATTGTTTTGGCTATTGGCAATCATTTGTGCTAATTTACCAGCTCCAGTTAATTGAGCATTAGCATTTTGTAACTTAGCCTCTTCTTGTGCTTTAGCTACAGCGGCGTTCATCATAGCTTTATCACTATCTTCGTAGAACCTAGATGAGAACGCTCCTCTTGCTTTATGATGTGCTTGGCGGACTAATTGTTCTCTAAGAGCTTCTTCTCCAGCAGATGCCACGTTTCGCTTTGGTTGCTGAATGATAGCCATTACACCTTCCATATCCAGTTTCTCATTTGGATTTTCAGTTACCATATTGGTTTTAATCCCATCAACACTGTCTATAGCGTTAGCTCCCCCAAGTAGTCCTCCGCTTTGACCAGCCTTTCCAAGCCATCCCTTTAGACTATTTGTATAGTCTGTCTCTGAGGCTCCATAATATCCATTCTGTTTTAATATATGAGAATATTCGTCTATTGTTTGAGCCTTTAGGATTTCTGGATAATATTTAAAGAAATCGTTATACATGGAATCAGCGTACTCTTCATCTGAGCCAAACATTCTATAGTAATTGCCACCATCTGGTTGCTTGTTTTCTTCCCCGTTAGGGGTGGACTGTGTAAGTCCACCGTAATTATGATTTTCAACTGCTAGTCGGGAAGTACCGTTCGCACTTTCATGTGCCAGTTGAGCGGCAACAAATTGAGGATTTGCCCCATATTTTTGAGCCATAATATTGGCTACATTTCTAATACTTTCAATTCCCGCCATATATTCACCTATTTACCAAGTTTCAAAAATCCATCAATGTTGGGCATGGCTCCCAATGCTTGGTTATAGTTTTGGTAGCCATCACTATGTAGGTATTTTCCTTTGTTTCTTTCTGCAAAACCCTTCATGTAATTGGATTGTTCTAAAAATCCCTTACTTAAATCGGATGCATTTTTTTCTGTAATCATAGGTCCTTGATAACCACTAGCATATAATTGGGAAACTCCATTTCGGAAGTCTTCTCCTGTAAGTTGAGATAGACCGCCTAGTTTATTACTAAACCCACCTAATTGATTGGCTTTATCAGTAGCCATTTCATTGTCTAGGTTTTTAGCCTCACCTCTATCAACATAGTTTTGATACAATAGACCACCAGCTTTAGCCAGTGTGTCACCCATAATCCAGCCTAAATCTGCTTGTGGGTTATATCTAATAAAGTCCATTACGTTCCTCCTCGGTATATCCTTCTACGCAAATACCATTCGCATAGAACATAGCAGAACCAGATACAACCAGTTCGTAGACAGGAACATCTGATTCTTTAAATTCAACATCAATAAGTTTCTCAAAGCCATTATCAGTTAGAATCTCATCTTTGTCTTCTAAATCTTTCACGGCAATTAAGCCACGTCTCGTCCAGATTGTTTGTGTAGACGTACAATCTACTTCATGCGTTTCTGTAGTCACTGTATGAATGTCTTTTGCCCCGCATTCAACAATATCTAATACAATCTCAATACCATCTTTAGATACTAAGACATCATCTTTTTCTACTTCCACAATAGGGATGTAGCCATAGTCCGTTTCAACTGTTACGTATTCTGGGAAGCATGCTAGATAACTACCGATACCACTCATCAAACCACCTAGGAATCCAGGTCCTTTTTGTTCAACAGTAGTTCTTCCATTATTTAAAGACCCTTGTGTTTGAAGAGCATCGTTTGTTGATTTACTTTGTCCTTGTGCTAAACCTAAATGTTGTTCTGGATTAGCAAAAGAAAACTGATTGGCTTTGTGAGCAACTTCTAGTGGGCTTAATGCAAATTTGTATTTTTGGTCTAATAGTTCTTTAGCCGTTCCAAGGTCTTGTGTATAATCTTTTGACATTTGAGCCATCATATTGCTCTGCATATCATTTACAGTTGTATTGTATCTCGAACTATCTACTACGCCATTACGAGCCATCTTTGCTAATCCTTGCCCCATAGTTTTTTCGTAAATACGATTAAAATAATTCATCTTGGCATTGCTGTATACTTTTGGTAATTGTCCAGTAGCTAATGTAGCTTGTTCTTTGCGTAATCCGTCAATGTCATTTACAGTTTGTCCGTAAATATTCTTCCAGTCTGGGTTTACAACATCATCTAACAATGACGTCCCTCTATTTACTAATTTATCAATACTAGGTTGAATAGAAGATAAATAGCGTTGTTGTTGAGCTATCAATGCCCTTTCTTCTGGGGTTAGTTGTCTTTCATGGTAAGTTGTTCCTCCACCACCCATGTTAAACCTCCTTTATAAAGTAATGATGCATAACACCATTAATCTCTTTTGAATCTACTAATTTCGCTTTTGTCAATTTCTCATACGCTATAGGATTCCTACTCGTAATCGCTGACAAATATTTAAGTTTATGAAATTTTGCAATACTCGTAAGTATTGGTTCTGCCATTCTAGCATTTCCACTAAATGGTCCAATTTCTAGCCTATCTTTTAAGAGTGTATAGGTAAATAAAGAACCATCGTCATGGATATATATCAAAGGATAGAACTCTCTATCCCAATCCTCAAAGAAGTCTTTACCAACTTTTTTCTTGTATTTATTTGTCCACTTTATAACGTCTTCTGTTTTAGGCATATGTCCTCCTACAAGAAAAAGGCACCCATTGAGGGTGCCCTATTATCCATATGGGTTTCTTCCTGCCCCATGTAAGTTCTTTAAGAAATCGTCGTGTTTGGCTGATTTCTTTTTAGCTCCAAATCCAGAGCCACGTTTTCCTCCAGCTTTAGATGAGCCTTCACTAACCATAGACTCTCTTTCCATCACTATATCAAAGGAAACAAATTTAAAAATGATAGGACTTGTAGTATCAAACATAAATTGTAAGATAGGAGCCCTAATCTGACTTTTAAATTCTTTTTGTTGTTCTTTACTTATCCAGCTATGGTTTATCACTTCTTTGTTAATGTGGATTCTACCAGAACCAGGTACCTTTGCCTCTATGTCAATGTATGTTCTATACACATTCATTTCATGAGTATCTCTAAGTTGTCCTGTAATAATTTCTTGGTAGATTGGTTCCCCATTATCTGTAGTATTTTTCCATGTTAATTCATAGATGCCACCAGATTCTGCTCCTGTGTTCATAGCTACCAATACGTGGTATCTATTTTCGCATACAGACATAATGTCACCAGGGAATGTCCACATAGAAAACGCCTTTAAACCATAGTGATATACGAATAAAGTATTTCCACTATTTCCGCTGACTATAAGCTGTTTTGTTCTCCGTAGGTCGGATACAAAAGGATTATCAACTTGTTTTTTTAATAGTGGATTACACTTATCTCCAATGTCTTTTGGTTCAAAATTCGCATACGACATAGATGTTGAATAAGATTTCAATCCAGTAGTCGACATAAAAACAACGTCCTTACTTAGGTTTGTAAGTGCATGTCTCGAAATAAAGTCACTCTTTTGTCCTAAAGGAGTGATATTCCATTCACTCGGTTCATTTTGCACGTTGTAAATGATGCCATTGGATTTGAATACCAATAAGTCTGTAGCTAATTGTGCAACACCTAGAATATCACCACCATCTTTGTACCCAACATTTACGTCTTTTCTAGCGGAATCATCATTAGAGTTTTCGTGCCAGTCTTCTTCATTCCCAATAGCCGAATAAATTAACAAGTCTTGACCTGTTTTAGTAACTACTACACGACCAAATCGCTCGAATACTATATCGGCATTAGGTGAAGTAGAAATCTCTGTTAGTTCTTGGTAGTTATATTTTTGGAGCTTGCTCCCGCTTGCGATAAGTAGATTCCCACCAAACTTACAACAAGTAGGTCTTTCGGAATCTCCATTAAGTGTTCCAATTAGCTGTGGTGTTTTGCCAAATTCATAGCGATATACTTTTCTGTTCTTTAGAAATACAAAGAAATCATTCATTTCGTAATCGTTATATACATGAGTAACTTGTGACGTAAACAAGTGAAGGGGGGTACCTAGCCCCCTTCTTGTACGTAGCTTATCCCCCTCAATGTCAAACTCGAAATTTTCTAATTTGACACATTCATTCTCTGGAAGAAATTCTGGGGAACGAGCTACGTTCATCCCACCTGTTAAGTCGACTAAAGTTACGGTTTTAATCCTTTGGGATTTACCTACTTTTTTAGCCATAAGATTATTCTCCGTTTTCTAAAGCTATGTGGTTAGGCATGCCTTTAAAAATTTTCTTTAGATATTCTGCCACTGCCTCTTCGGGATAACTATGTGCTAGATTTTCTAAAGAGTCTCTATGAAAGGCTAGCACTAAAGTGTCACCATCTCCATAGTCAATATCTTTTATAAATGTTTGGGAGTTTTTCCCACTAACAAGCAAGCTATATATCGAGGGCTCAGTTACAATATCTAACCTACCACTATAAATGATTGGGGCTAAATATTTTTTTTTATTCTCCCTTGTAATTGCACTATTCGCTTGACTATCCCTAGTAAAGTTAACTTTATGTGCTATTCCGGTTCTTAGGTTTAAGACATATCCTATTTTCGTTCCTGTTGAAACCCAACCACCAGCTGCTAATTTGGAATCTAATGGTTTTAGAGTATTATTCTTTATATTCTCACCAAGTCTTGATTTATCAATATACTCGGACATGAGCACGCCATCTTCATCATGACAAAGAATCTTCCCTTCGTTAATATTTACTGCATATATTAAATAATCTCCCATAGATTTAACTATGTTGGGGTCATAATCAAACGTTTTCTCCATAACAAGATTTCCAACATTCATAGTAACTTTATATGTTCCCTTGTCTTTGAACTTGAACTCATTAACATAGTAGCCTTTGTATGAAGGCTTAACTTTATTTGGGTCTAAATACGAGGAACTATGCAAAGAAAAGACTGGATTCTTGTCATAATTAGAATAAGGTCTTCCATCCAACTCTATTTTTATACTAGTAATAAACTCAGACGTGATAAATATCCTATCGTTATAAGGGCTAGGAACAATAAACTTATTAACTATTAAATCCTTCTCTGTTGGAGTGCCAACAAAGTTATCTGGAAGTAGCCCTACCTTCTTCAGATATTCAACATCTAAAGAACCTCCACTTTTTGGTGGGATGTACGTGTTTACAGAATTAATTACTTCGGCATCCTCGGATGTATTAATAATCCCTTTACTATTGAGGGCTGTTTTTACATCAGTCTTAAATTGGTTCAAGTTCTGATTATCAGTTTTTAAAGTCTTATATTTTGTAATGAATTTATCCAATTCATTGATAATGTCTTCTGTTACCATATAACACCTCTCATAACTTACTATTAATATCTTTTAGCTTATCAAGAATCCTGTTAAGAATTGCATCTATTTCAGACCGCTGTACCTCTTCACCACCTGTTGAGATGGTGACGGTGTTACCACCGCTTATAGATAATTGTCCATTGTTAAATGCTAGTGTTTGTGGTGTTGCATTAGTGCCAGGAGGTCCTTGCGGTCCTACATCCCCTCTGGGTCCTTGTTCTCCTCTTGGACCAATATCCCCTTGTAAACCACGTTCTCCAATTTCACCTTTAGGACCAACAGGACCTACTGGACCTTGAGGTCCTTGCAATCCTTGAATACCTTGTTCGCCTTGTGGTCCACGTTCACCAGGAATACCTTGTTCACCCTTTATACCTTGTGGACCCTCTGGTCCTTGTACACCTCGTGCACCAGATAAATCTGTTAATAAGCTATATCCAGATTCATTTTTAATATATAGCTTTGCATTGTCTTCATCTTCCACATTATCTGTACTGATAAGGACAATATCGCCCATGTTCAAAGAGGAAGAATCTACTTGCATTGCTGATACAGAGTTGTAGATTTTTGCTATTCTAAACGGAGCTCCTTGCTCTCCTTTAGGACCAGCTGGACCCTCTGGACCAATCGGACCCTGTGGACCTGTAGGACCTTCTGGACCTGGAGCACCTTGAATCCCTTGTGGTCCCGTTTCACCTTGCCGTCCCATAGGACCAATAGGACCTGGTTCACCAGTGTCTCCTTTCTGCCCTTGCGGACCTGTCTCTCCTTTTTCTCCAGGGTCTCCTTTATCTCCTTTCAAACCAAATTTGACTTCGATTTTAATCGGGTCTGGGAGAGTAATTTCCAGATTATTTTTATTTGTATCTGGGAGGTTTACCTCTAATTTATTATCCATATGCCTCCTATTTTCGTAGTCGTCCAAGTACGTTAGTACTCATTAAATCCATTAATTTATCCATATGAGGCACACCGCTATCTCTCATATTCTCAATAATAGAAAGTGATTCACTATAACACACATAGCCTATAGTAAATGTTATGGCTCTAATACCTAGTTCAATATGGCTATTAGCCAAAGCAGAGTCAATCATATCGCCAGCTACTAATAACAAAGCGATTTGGACTACTTTACTAACAAAACCAAAACCTAAGTGAGAACTATTAATCTTGCCAGCTCTAAACGCTGGCACCCACCCATAGAAAGCACTGATAACAGTTATTCTCTCTTTGGGGATTCCCTCCTCTTGGAGGTATTCATAGCTGATAGCAAACCATTTTGTAATAATGTCAATTACGATAAGCCAAAAGATAGCTTGTGCGATATAAGCTACATCTGTTTCATGAATAGACATAATTAATGATAGAAAGCTACCAGCTACTACCTTTATCTCCCAATAGTCTAATAGTTTTGACAAATGAGTGACGAATCTTTCGTAGATGTCTAGTGCATCTGCCAAAACTATAAAGCCTAAGACGGATAAAAACCTGTACGGAGGCGGGAAATGCTCCTGTAACCATTTAAGCATTAAGACCTCCTAATGATAAGAAATACCAGGACTTACAATGAATCTACCTTGTAAAATCCTGGTTTTTTTACCTTTTTTATTTGTTTGTAAAATATCATACCAATATTCACCAACCTCTTCATAATTGAGACCTTCTGTATCAATCTTAGAGGTTAGTTCGCTAGGGAAGGAGAACTCTACCAAACCATCGGGGGCATTTAACAAAGTAGATACCGCCTCGATTAATACTTGGTCGCTTTCTGCATCTTCTCTAACTTTTAATGTAAATTGGTAATCCGTAATATCTACTGGGGCATCATGACTATCTTTTATCCGTAATTGGAAAGAAAAGTCATCCCCTTGATTTACCACTAACTCCTGTGTCGGTGGCATCAGTTTTCGTTTAGCCAATTTACCTCCTTATTAGTTATTCAGTAGCTTCAGAACGTTTAGCTTCTTGTTCAGCAAGCCATTCAGATACTAATTCTACATAGCGTTTTGGAATAGCCTTTTTGCCTTCTACAGCTTCCTCTTTCGTTAATACCCAACTACCATTAAGAATCAAGTAACCGTAAATTGGAACCATTGTTTTGAAAACGTACATATTGCATTTCTCCTTTGCATAACATAAAACGGCATAAATATCCGTTAAAAAACTAATCATTTTTATCTCCTATTAATTGAGCCATTGTTTCACTTAGTTCAGAAAGAGCAGACATAATTTGTTCATTAGAGACTTCTGGAGGAGCATCCTCCACCACAATTTCTTCTTTTGAGGTTTCTGGAAGAATTGGCGGGACATACTCTATCTTTCTTGCCTCTATTTTTTTAGGATTACCATCTTCACCTTTTATATACTCTCCAGAATTATATAATTCAAACTGCTCTTGTGTAACCGTATACTCTGTTTCTGCTTCTGACGTGAATAGTCTATATGGCTTTTCAAAGAAAAACTCTACATTATAAAACATACAACACTCCTACGACGCAGATAATTGCGTTTCCTCTTCTATAATGATTACACCTCCGTCAAAAGAACTTGTGTCCACAATTTCTAAAAACGTTTCATTCCCCATTCCTGCCCCTGGTATTGGAATTCTTTTTCCCACCCAAGCCTCTGGACAAGCTCCAATAGTCACGGTGAATTCTGGGATTTGTTGGTTATCTGGAATAACTACTTCATAGATAACTGGTTTTGACACACCCATTTTATAAGTATAAAAGCCATGCATTTCTCTATGGTAGTCACCCATCTTTCCATGGAAAGAGTCTGATTGAATTCTGTCTAAAACAGGAGCCCCTACAACCTTTTCTCCAGGACCAAAATACCCATCATTCCATTTATTCATCCTACTGCCATATTTCCATATCATTTTATAGGTAGGAGTTAAACCATAACTTTCTAGTGTTTTTTTATCCACAAACCCTATTTCTATAGGGTAAATTGTAGAGGTATTGGCTAAGTACCCTGGTAATTTCATAGGAGTGCTTTGTACAGACCACCCATATGGAAGACCGAGCCCAAAATCACTTGCGAAAAACACTTGAGGTGGTTGTTCATTACCTTCCCAGGAACCATGATAGTCATCTATTTTATACTTCTTTTCTTCCGAATTGTTCACTCCAGCTACTTCTGTAGCCATTTGGGATGTCCTGTAATTAAACGTTCCTCCTACAAATTTAGTTTCAGCAGAATCTGGTCTGTTTTTTCCAATTGCAGAACTTGCTCCTATCAACATAACTTTAAACCTTTTACTTCTTGGCTTAAACTTTTTTATTCCTCTTCCTGTTAAACTTGTCACTTTAAACCCATTTTTTTGGATGGAATAATAGTTTTCGATGGGAAAGTCAATAGCCATAAATTTAACTGGAGCCTCAAAAGGCTTATAGAATTTTAAAAAATTAGGGGCATCTACAATCCAACCTAGGGATTCTGTTATAGGCAAATCACTTCCAACTTCATTAGAAATAAATCCAGAAATAAAATTTATACCTTTTTTTAGTTGAATCCTTACTGTTGAGAAGTTTTGTTCCGATATTTTTTTTACAACTAAACCGTTAGTATAAACATTATGATAAGCGTAGTAACGGTCATTATGTTCCCCCATATGATAACCATATTCCTCGTCCACTAAAAATCCCGTTGGCTTTACAAGCTTATTAGGTCTGTTAAAAAACCTTCCGTTATTTCTTCTCTCTGCATTATCATAATCAATTATGTCAGTTGTTATTTTATCACGAGTTCCTCCAAGCAATTCTCCACCATTCACCGTAATGAGAACTCCTTCTCTCATGGTAAAGTTTAAGAAAATATCATAAGGAGCCCAAACTATAATGTCAGAGGTTCTTTCTGGTTCTTTGTAATCCCACTGCTTAGACCAAATTAGTCCAGTTGGTTTTTCTAATTGAGTAAATGCCTCTATCTCAAATCCTTTGTTGGATACATTAATTGCCCGACAATGAATTTCTTGCCCTAATCTTCCAGAGACATTCGTTCCGTGGATTGGAATAACATCTGGAGTTACCATCACAAACGGAGTAGTGTCCCAGTTAATATTAATTCTGTCTCCATGAAAGGCTTCTCCTTTAATCATACGTCGAACAGAACCATATGGAGTCCCTTTGTTGTCATACCAAATCAAACCACTTTCATTAAATTTGGTATAAGAGCCGTTATTCTGACCTACCGCCATGCCTGTCCCATCAATTCGAACAGAACCACCTTGAATAGCAGAGCCTAGCTCTTTAAGGTCAATAACTCCAGCTCCTAGTTTGTCTACAGTAACACTACCAGCTTTAATCTTGTCACCAGTAATAGAGTCAACTACTAACTTGTCACCTGTAATCGAGTTGGCTTTTAGTTTATCTGCATCAATAGAACTGGACTTAATCCTATTCCCCTCAATACTGTTGACTTCCATATGGTCAGATGTAATAGCCTTAGCCAGAATCTTATCAGAAGTAATAGCGTTAGAAGCAATCTTGGCTGATGTAATAGCATTAGCAGAAATTTTATCTGTAGTAATTGCTCCTTCGGCAATCTTGGTGCCTACGATGGCATTATCACCAATATGTTTAGCAACAATAACCCCATCATCAAATACTGTCTTATTTGTAATGTGAACAGCCTCTGGAGGGATTTGTTCGTTGGTCCCTTTTTCTATAGGAGTAGAACTTTCACCTTCTCCAAATACATCTAGGTATGCCACACGAATACTATATTTACCCATAGCACATACAAAGTTGTAGGTATTATCTTCTGTGTAAAACTTCTCTTCATTGATATATACATTAGCCCCATAACAGTCTTCTGGAATTTTATCAAAATGAATTCTCAAGCCTTCTAGTGTCGGGGTAACCGTAACGTTTTCTGGAGCATGAGGGACTGCCTTGGCATAAGGTAATTTTAAAGGAGCAGAATAGCTATTTCCTACGCCTCTGTTATATAAGTATGCTGTACCAGACCTTGCAAAAGGTTTTTCTGTAGACATTAAATTAGTTGTAACTTCTAGTCTATTAAACAGATTACCTGGATGTTCATCTAGTCTCAACTCTGTCCACATGTATGGGTTTTGGTCGTATTGTTTCCAAGACCAATACACCCCTTTTTTATTGAAGACTACAGTCGCTTCATAAGGTGGTCTAGGGACATGTTTATTAGGTTCTACATAGTGGGTAATCGCTGGAGCCTTAGCTTCTACCGATTTAGCATTATAAACGTCTTTTCCTCGAACTCTAATTAAATAGTTCTGACCAGGCTCGATATTGTCAATCAGATACTGGTTAGTTTTAGTTGTTTCATAGTGCTTAACCCATTGTTGGTCAGAAAACCCAGCCAAAGTAGTGTGAAAGTCGCCAATTTTAATATCAATCACTGCACCAGCATACTTCTTAATATTGTCAGAGTTCCATTTAACTAATAAGGAAATATTGCCATTTACAGCTTTTTCCTCTACGGTAATCGAATGAACTTGCTCATCAATAGTTTCTGGAGTATCTGCTACTGTATTATAAATCTTAGTAACTTCTCCTAGCTTTTCAGTAATGTCATCCTGTAAACCTTTAAGGTAGTTTTTAAGTAAGGAGACAAACTTTCGTCCATCCCCTAGTATAGAAGAAGGTAAATTATTAGCACCATTGTCCATAATATACCTCCTATAATAAACCTACGATAGCTTCTACCATATCTTGTTCTACGTCCATATTAAAGCCGTGGTTAGACATGGCAAGAACAATAACTAATTGAGCCACAATGTTGCCGAAGGCTTCGTTATCGAATGGAACCTGGTCTGTAACAGCAGATACAAACTTAGGTCTCTTATAATAACGAATCTTCATTGGTAATTTTCCATATACAGTGGCTGTCCTATTTCGAACTATAACTGGAGCTTGGTTAGTTGTTCTATACCAATCTTCTGGTACAGTTTCTGTTTCTTGTGTGAAAGTATGGTCTCCTACTACTTCATAGTAGCCATGGTCAATCAATACATGCCAGATAAAGTTAATTGCATCATTGATATAGGCAATTAATTCCTTATCATCGTATCCACTTTGGATACTATCACTGAGGCGTTCTCGCAGTGCCGCCTTGTCCATTAGCTCTCGGACTGTCATCTACTTTCACCTCTCCCGTTATAGACTTAACATCATACACTGTATACGTTACTAATTGTCTTTGTTGTAACACTTTATCAAATGGAACTGTATCCGATAACACTTTTACATGTGGTCTACTAGCAAAGTATCTTACAGTTAATGTTCCATCATGATTAGGGTTCATATGAGACAACTTGATTCCATCTGTTTCTTGATGATATTCAATAGGGAATTGACCGCATAAAGAGATGAAGTCTTCTGGTCTTGCTACCTTAGCAGTTCCCTCAATATTGAACGTCTTAATTAGTTCGGGGCTGGATGCTTCTGATAGCTCTAGGCTTAGCCTGTCAATGGCTACATTTAAACTCATCAATAACTCTTCGTCAGATAGAGCTAGCTTTTGCATATCTCCTAATCTCTGACGAACGAGGATAAGTAAATCGTTAGCTGTCATGTCTCCTCCTAAACAAAAAATTGAACTGGTCTATCTATTGGTCCAGCAGACTCTGCTTGCACTAATTTGTTGATTTCAGAAGTAATCAAGCCTGCTATCGTATCAGCACTAAAGTTGCCATTCAATAAACCAGCCGTATATCTAACAAACATATCATATAAAAGATATGGTAAATCTATTTCATCTTCAATAGACTCAATAGGGTTAAGGATATATAAGTACAACATATTCACTGGACTGTTAATCTTTACAGACCCTCGAATAAATTTGTATCCACCATCATACCCCTCAAATGATTTAAAGCCACCAAAGTCATCTGGTAGCTTAGCCATCCCTTTAACAAGATTTAATTTTTTCTCTTTTGTAATCCAATAAGACTTAGCATTAATTAAAGATAAATTCACATACCTTAGTACTAAGTTCATTGCATCTATAATTTCTGGGTCACTATGCTTTCTAGTGGCGTTCTCCCCCAATACGTAAAGGATTGAGGTTACTACATCACGAACAATAATCATAAGTACACCTTCGTTTTCCCAGTAGTTGTTCTAAATTCGGGGTTTCTCATTAGCCATAACCGAATCCATTTCTCGTATTCTGCTTTATCTTTGCCTTGGCAAGATAATGCCATCTGCAATTCAATATCGCTGTCAAATCTATGCCTAGGAATACGAGCAATACACTTGGCTTTGCCTCCGTCTATACGACCTTCTTCCCCACTATTTCTATCTTCTCTAGCTTGTTTAAGGACCTCTGTTTCGTCATAGGTATGGCTAACCGTCCAGGTATCCTTTTCTACTTCTACTGTTGTACTAATTCTCAAGGTCATACCCCCTTATAACAAAAAAATGGGGTGGATATACCACCCCATAGGATTATTTTGTAATGCCGTATAAACGAGCATTGGCGATTGGAGCAGTACACTCTAGTGTAGCTGTACCAGTGATAATGGATTCTTGGTAAGTACCACGTCGTTCCAAGTCCTCTTTGTGGAATGGAATTAAGTAGCCAAGTTTCCAGTATTGTAAGTCAAGTAAATCGACTACATCATCAGTATACATACGATGAGCAATTAACTGAACAACGCCGAAGTCAGTTTCTAAGACGTCTACTACTTGAGTAAGTTTCTTAGCTTCCATTGCAACGTTACGTTGTGCGTTAGCAGTAAATGTAGATGCTTTACGTTTGTTTTTACCAGACATAACAGCAATATCTACGTCGCCACCACGACCCCATACAGCTTGCATTGCATCATTCAATGCATCCATGTTAAACTCACCAGCTTTTGCTAATTTACCAGCATCAATGGAGTTGCAATAAGTCAATTCCATTTTGCCACCAGTAACAGCAGCACTTGGTTTTACTGGAGAGCCAGTAGTTGCAGTTGTATCTTCAGCAGTTAAGTGAAGAGTGAATGTATCTGGTGTAAGTGCCTTAACAAAGTATTGTGTGTTAGGTTTTAATTTAGAATCTAAATCAGAACCAGCTTTGCCACGTAATGTTACACGGTCACCGTTAATAAAGCGATGAGCGGATAATGTAACAACACCACCTGCATCCATTGTTACTTCACGGAAGTTATCTAAGAAGTATGGAAGACCACCAAAACGACCAGCAGTTGCATCATCAAATGGAACTTTCGTTTTGTTAGTAACGATAGCGTATTCCAAATCTCGTGCAATCTCTTTAGATGCTTTCAACATTTGGTAGCCTTTTTCATCACGTACACCATACTTTTTGATAGCTTGAGTGATGTCGGACACGTTGTAACCGTGTTCAAATTGTTGAGTATAGTTGGATTCACGTCTACGAGGTGTAGCTTGGCGAGTGGAGAAGTCATGAACCTCTAGTGTCGCATTGTCCATCGCAGGTCGTAAAGAATCACATAACCAGTTATGTTCTGTAGAATGTACAGAAAGTTTTCCAAATCGGGAAGTCAATAAAGTTTGGTCAGGGTCGATATTCGTAATGAAGTCTGACATATCTTCAACCTTGCCCACTACTTTATAAGACTTTACAGCAGTTTCTTGTGCCAAAGTTAAATCTCCTATTTTTCAAAATAATTCATTTGGGCTAATAGTTTAGCCTGTTCATCAATGTTTAAATTCCGTAATTTAGAATAGTCAATCTCTCTTGTAGGGTTTCCTGGTTGCGTAGTAGCCGCACCAGCTGGTTCTACATAAGGTGGTTTTGGACCACGTTGTTGAGGGATTGGTTGTTTTTTGGTGATTGTTGGTATATTACGGGAACCATAGAATTCGTTTCGCACAGCTGTCATGTATTGGTCTACAATATTTGCATCGTAATTTTCTAATGCCTGTTTAATTTGTACTGCCTGTGCATAAGGGAGTTCATTTAGTTTTTGTAATGCGTACGCATCAATCTCACGATAGTTAGGGTCTTGTGTGTATTTGTGCATCGTTTTATTGAAGTTGTCTACGACAGCTTGTCGTTGAGCCTCTTCTTGTTGTTGTTGCCACACTTGAGCCTTAACTGTTGCAATAGAATCAGCAAAAGCCGCTTGGTGCATAGTGTTGTATTCGTCGAATTCTTCTCCGAATGTACTTTCAACTTCTGCTTTAGCGTATTCTGCTAACTTTTCATAGTAAGTTTTTTGTGTGAACTGAGGTTCATTTGGAGCTGATTCTTGAGGTTGTTGAGGCTGTGCTTGTGGTTGTACTTGAGGTTGAGGAGTATACATTTGCATTTGTCTACGCTCATCAGCAAGCTGTTGAGTTTTTCTTGTATAATCTTGATTTCTCATGTATCCGTGAAGCAACTCATCTAAACTAACTTCTTGTTCCACTCCATTGACTTTTACGACGTATGTTTCCGGTTCTGGCGGAGCCGATTGTACATTAGGAGAGTCGTCACTCTCTGGTGTATCCGGTTCTGCTTTATCCTGGTCATCGTCCATAGAGCCACCATTAAAAAAGACTGGATTCCCATCTTGGTCAATACCAAAATCGGGAATATCGTCTGGTTGGGAGTCCATAGTAGGTTGCTCCCCTGTATCTACACCTTCGCCATCGGCAAAAAGTTGTAAGTTAATTTTTAATTCTTCGTTCATGTTTCCTCCTTCACTCCCTTGTTGGGTTGGTGAAATTATTTGTAACAAACAGTCTATCTATATCTATACATGTTAGCTTTTATATTGTCGCTTTCTTGCATCCCTTGTGACGCCCAAGAATTTTGTCCATCCCACGAATTTGACGGAGCATTGCTCGTGGCATCGCTAGGTTGGTTTCCAGAATGCCCACCCGAATTTAATTCTTTTAATAGCTGAGCATTAAAATCTGTTGGATTATAGAAAGTCGGGGTTTCATAGTAGCCAGAGCCACCACCATAACTTGGTTCATTGTAGCTATTTTGAGCAGCTCTAGCAGCTGCCTCAGCTTCAGCTTGCTTACGCATCTCTTCTTGTTTAGCAAGATATTCAGCATAAGGTGCTCTTAAAGCTCCAATAGAGCGTAAGTGTTCAATCTCTTGTGGGTGGAATTCATGACTAGCTTTAAGGTGATTAATGTAATCATCATCCCATCCAAATGATTTCAATTTTTCATTATCCGCCCACTCATATCCCATGCCTTTAGCCATAGGGTCTTGCTTAGCCCAAGCCGGAGCATCTTTCATACGAGCTTCTCTCATAGCGAGTAAGTCTGGACTATGGTCTTTATACCAAGAACCATCTGCTCTAGCGGCAGATTCGTCTGCCATGCGTCTTGTTTGGTTAAGAATATCAGAAATATTTCTAGCAAAATCTCTGCTTAAACCTGGATGAGAATCTGCATATGCGTTTCTCTCAGCTTCCTCTGCCACCACTTTACTCTTTATTACATCAGAGAGATTTTGAGCAGGGTTTACCCCTGGAGCTTGATAATTAGGTCCTTTAGCACCCACCATTTCTGGCGTAATATGCCCTACATATTCTGAATGTTGTCCATTATTTTGGCTTTGGTAAGTTGGATTCTCCATACCATAAGAAAATTGTGGTTTTGAATTTAGAATTGCGTCCGAACCTTTCTCCCATGGTTTGTCCTCAGCGGGTTTTTGATATTTTTCAAAGTTAACTCTCAATAGTTTCTCCTATTCTGGATAGTAGCCACGACGTGTTTCGTAAGCTATTTGGTCTTGTAGCTCTTGGAAATCTGCCTTAGCTATATCTCCGTTATTAATCACTTTAGTTAAATAGCCCTCAAAAGCCTCCGATACCAGAAGGAGGTTCCTGTACTGGACCATTTCCTCCACGGGGCACGATTTGAGGCGACTGATTGTCCACTCTTGATACTCCTCCAGCCAGTCCTTGAGAAAGGTTAGTGCCTCCGAAGCCCCCGCCCCCAATTCCATCTGCTGGATTAACTTCTTGCTGTTGTTGTGTTGGGTCATTTCCCGCTCCTTTAAATAATAACTGTAATTCTGGTGGTAATTGTAATAACACTTCTGGTGGTAAAATACCAAACTGAGCGTAATATTGTAACGCTTCTGGAGGTAATTGAGATAAAACTTGTTGTTTTAACTGCATTTCCATCATCATACGTTGTTGTGTTACCGCTGGGTCTGTAATGTAATCACCATAGTTTTTAAAACCAATACTTTCAATCCATTTTTTAAATAAATTGTAGATATTTTCTGGTGTAGAAACCATATATCCACCAGCATTAGCTTGCATTAAAGCCGTAAGTAGTGTTTGTGTTGCCATAATCGTAGATTCTTTAGTGGCAATACTAATACCAGCATTAACAACCAAGTCAAAATTACCGTTCAAATCTTCTGGATTAATCTTTAAAGACTTATTTGTTAAGCGAATTACTGTATTTTGGTCAATAAATTTTTGATTTAAAGAAACCATAAAGCGGAATAACTCATAAATACCAGTCTCTGCAAACATCCGAGCAATTAACTCTAGTCGTTGAGAGCTTTGCCCTAAAATTGCAGAAATACCAGTGGCAGTTTTGTTTAAGCTGTTAGCATCTAAGCCTTGATTGTATCGAGTGATACCAGTTCTATTCTCTTTTTGTCCTTCAATATATTCCAAAAACTGGAATGTTTGAGGTGAGAGAGGGTGAACTGGCATTGGCATAGCCACTTCATTAAGGCTATGTCCAGATTTCATGCGAATTACCTTGCGACCTTGGATGTAATCGTCAATATTAATAGCATCTTCTGCTAATAGCATTTTAGGGTCGTTATTTAGGGCAACATTGTGCATGATTTGTCGTGTTAATGCCACTTTTAAGTCTTGTAACTCCCCAATAAGCTCTGCATAAGAGCGTTTCACCCAGATACGATGTGGGTCTTTTGTAGGAGAAATCGTGAAAAATGGGTGTCTACCCATGTAGTTTTGCTCAATACGAATGATAGTATCCCCACAAATGGTGATAATCATATCTTCCAAGATGCCATCTCCATTAATGTCCATCTTTGTATAACATTCGTAAATCACAACCTCTAATCTAGCTTTATCTTCTTGGTTAAAGGTTAAGTCGTTATATTTGTCTCCAATTACCTGCTCAATCGGGCTTTCTTTTTTACTTTGTCTAAAGTCTTCTGCCTTAATTTCGTCAATATTTGCATATACACCCTGTGCTTCCCTCTCTCTTAAATAAGACATCGTTACCTTTCTTTTTTGGGCAACGAAGTTAGCCTCTTCGAGAGACTTCGCATCAGAGGAATAAATGAAATCGCTCACTAAAATGTTCTCAATTTTAGGAGCGTTTTTTACATAATAAGGGGATTGATAGGTAACAACAAAGTCACCGTAAATATCTGGACCCTCAATAGAAACAATAGGCACCCCTGTTTGTTGGAGTGCCTGTAGTGCTTCATTATTTAGGGTAGTTTGTTCAGTAGTATACCCCTCTGTCCTTTCCCAATAACATTTGATGATACCCATACCTGTGATTAAGGCATCCTTCATCCAGTTATATAAGATAGGAAAGAATTTATTTTGACGTTGTAACTGATACACTAACAGTTCTTGCATTGTCTCTGCTTTTGTATCATCTTCTTCTGTTACTCCAGCGATGGTAATAACTTCATCACTGCCCGTGAACACCTTCATTAGAGATGGCAATGCCCACTCAATGGTGTCAGCTACGTCTGTGGAAACTAAGTCGGAAGTTTTAGATAAAATTGGAAAGCGATTTTTATAGTAATCTTTATCAGCATAATAGATTTCATAACGCTGTTTTACCGTTGGTTCAACAACGGAAGTCTGGTAGGCTTCTGCACTAGCAATGTCTGCTTGAATCCGCCTAACTATTGTCTTATCAAAGTCATTCAGAATCGCTTCTTCATTACTTGTACTACCTAACTGTAAAATATCGTCCAATTATACTCTCCTAGAAAATACAAACTACGTTTGTTTGTTTCATTAAATAATATTTGGAGCCATCAACCTTAACCTCTTGGTAATCGTGCCCGAACTGGATTTTATCATTTTCTTTGACTTCGTTATGGACCCATTTACCATGGTTAAAAGTCCCTTCTCCTGCTTTGTAAACAGTTCCAGTTAATACTGGCTCATTTCGTGTACCAAGGTACAGACCGCTTTCGCTAATCTTTTCTTTTTCTTCGTCTGGAATGACTAATACGTTATCGAATAATACTTTCATTACATAGCTCCTCCGTATGGTATGTCTTCTGTATAGACGGTATTGAACCCGCCTGCTGGTGGAATTGCAATCTGGTTATGATAGGAAAGTGCATCAATTAAATCATCATGCAATCCACGTGGGAAGCTCCCTAATTCACTCTCTAATTCAGTTAAGAATTTAGCCCCCATAGGGAACCAAATAGTACCAGCCTTGAATCGTGGTTGCAATGTAGCAATCCTAAGTTCTTTACGGCTAGACGCCTCTAAGTCTTTCACTGTAAACCAGATATTCCGCTTTGGCATTTCTTTTTCCAAGTAATGTTTTACAGAAGCTTGGTAAGCAACTTTCTCTACGCCTACGTAGAGTGGCTTGTACTTCTGATACGCTCGGAAAATAGCATCAATGGTTTGTGATGGGTCGTACCTATCATAATCAATATCTAATATAAACCAGTGGTTATCTTTATTGACTGCAATCGTACAGATTACCGTGTAGTCGGCACTCTCTTTTTGTGAGATAGCAAGGTCTACTGTCGTATAAATAGAACACCCCTCCAGCTTCAATTCTGTCGGTGCGTAGTACTTATAATATTCTTTCTTGAACATTTGCCGTTCTGGGGAAATAGCAATACACATTTTCTCCCGTTCCCAGATGTCCAGTTTACCTAAAGCTCTCCAATTCTCTTTCTCTTGGAGAATCTGCTCCGCAGACCACCTTTCTTCCCAATTCGATTTACCTTCACCATTCATTACTGGTATTCGTAAGGCATCAAAATTAAGAAGGTCTTTATTCGTGATAACCTGTTCTATCAAACATTTTTCACCAAGGTTATTACCAATCATAAAGATTCGTGTGTTCTTGCCTAAGAACAACACGTCCGATAGGAACCAATCATAGTCATTTGTCTGAATCGTATCAGACAAAGAATCAGTTACGTCTTGAGGGTCATCTATGATAACGATAGACGGACGTCTATCATTCCATAACAAGCCACGTATAGAAGAACCTTTGCCGTAGGCTTCGATTCTTACGTTTACGTGCCCCCCTCCCCCATCTTTAACGATTACCTCAAAAGCTTTCTCTGACTGTTCCTTCACCTTCACTAAGTTCAGGGTGAACAACTCGTCCGTAACGTACTTCGTTGCGATTTCTTTTAACTGTTTACTAGCCTTCGTCTGGTTAGCCATAACGATTACGATGTAATTGTTTTTCTTATCTGGGTAAACCAACCGATACAGTGGAAATGCATTCAATACAAAGGTACTCTTTGCTGACTCTCGGAACCCCTCGATAGCATAGTGTTTCTTTCCGTGTAATAGGATGTCACTCCAGGAATAATGAAACCAAGCATACGGGACTTCTTCGTCCTCTCCCACAGGGAGAAATAGCCTTTTAAATGAAACTAAATTTTCTTTTCCTTTTCTAAAAGCCTCAGCTATCTGTTCTACTTCTACAGAATGATTCATAATTTCACTCCTCTCGAAATTCTACTATTTCAGACAAAATTTCGATTTTGTAGAACTCTTAGGTAGAAATCAACCTACCAAAAGAAGGAAAAATTATTTAATTTCTGTACCTCTTACCTATATATAGATAACAGTATATAGAAGCCATATCCTAGTATGTACCAGTATCTGATTTTATTTTTATTAAAAGATACCTACGTTCGTATTAGTACCCCCTAAAAAGAAAGCCCTACCCTACCTACCACCCCTTCCTAATTGCTTGCCTACTAAAAGGATTTTTGAACGAGTTATTTCTGTACCAAAAGGTTTTTGGAGCGTTTTATTTTCTTGTTAAAAGGGTCTCTATCCGGGGCGGGGCGGACCTGTCACCTTGCTTTGCGAAGCCCCGCCCACCACCTGCCATGATAAAAACACCACTTTTTTTCAAAACTAAGCCTTAAAGTAATAAAAAGTGTACCTATCCAACGGCAAATACGCCAACAAACCGCATAGTTAAGCCGTTTTTAGTATGTGCTATGTCCTATGGTATAGTGTAACCATCGAAAGCAACCGATACACCTACACTAGTAGGTAACACGGTAACAGCTTTCAATGGTCTTTGATAACTGAATATAGATAGGTCACTTGTTTTATACAAGCGGTACCAATTAAGCCACAATTTTCTAAATTCGCTTATATTAAAAAAGCCTACTAAGTAGGTACGAAAGAGGTATAATCATGGCTATTAAAGGTACTAAAAAAACAAGCAAAAACTTAGCAAGCAATCAATTTTACTTTGACAATGAAAAAAATCTTTTGACATTGGCAATTGGTGCAAAGTTAGACGTAGTGAAAGGAAAATTTGTATTCAATGACGATGCAACCGTGAAAGTAAAAAAAGATGACGGGAAAGAATACACTATGACGATTTTCCGTGACGAAGTCGGTAATATGGTAAAGCTGTTCAAGGCTTCATTAAACTACGAAGAAAAGGTGAACAGTGTAAAAGCTAACAATGACGAACTCACTAAAGAAAATGCACAATTAAAAGCACAAGTAGAGGAAATGAGTAAAAACATTGCCGACTTGACCGCCTTAGTGACTAAGTTAGTAGACAACAAATAATTTTATATAACTAGGCTTGATTGGTACTGTTTATATAAGGCAAGTGACCTATACCCGAATCAATTCCATACATTAGACGAAAGGAGAAAAAACAAATGGAATTAGAGAAAAAAATTCAAGAATTACATGACGACATGGAAAGCATGAAAAAACTTGTATTGGCATTGGTCGAACAAACGGGGGTAGAGGTAGAAGAAAAAAAGGAAGTATCTAACTTTGATTTGTTCTTGAATTTGTCCCGTTTATTCAAATTCTTTATGGATTCGAATAATCTATTTGACGAAGATAACAAAGTGGAATTAGAGGCTTTCCGCAAGGTGTTCAATGCCTCTATAGATTTTCTTGAATTAAAAGGCTATAAAGTTACTGATTAACGGAAAGGGTGTTTATTATGCAAAAAATCAGAATTTACGGTACAATTTTAGAGGTTGACGGTATTATGTACAATTTTAGCGAATTTATTCGCAACGACGATTGCCGTTTTTTGTTACAAGTGGCAAGAAACTTTGACCGTTCTAACAAACATGCTTTTTATGATGTGAAAAAACAAGTGGTAGAATACTTGATTAAATGCTGTGAATTAAGGAAAGCACCTAGATTAGAGGATGTTTTATAAAATTAGAGAGGGGGAAACCCCTCTTTTTTTATACCTATTTATCGAACATATATTTATTATTGATAATCGTTGATAACCATATTTATATATAGTTATCGTTATCATGTACTATTTGATAATTGACTTTTTATAACATCCTATGCACATCGTTCAAATTTTTACGGTTTTTTATTTAATTTTATAGTACATCTGTATCATATTTACTACATGCCTTTACCTTTGATTGGTAAAGGCTTTTTTTATGCCTATTTTAATCTAATAGGCTGTATCGTGGTATATCTCAATTCCATATATCTAATTTAAGGTACTTTATAGCTTGTATAAGGTGCCTTATATCCTTTGTAGGTATAATAACCATTAAGCGAGTATGTAAAAAGGCTTGTAGACGATTTTAAAGCATTTTATACGTATTTGCCTAGGGTGGATACTCCACACTATTTATATATATTTGTTCTGATACGGTATAGGCTTTTATATATTGTCTATTACTCTATATATGCTATTACTGTATAGGGTAGAAGAATTTAATAGCTTTCCCCGTTTTTGCCTTGTGATTGCCTATATATTGCCTTGTATTCGTTCTATTCCCTATTTATATATAGGGCGGTAGGCTTTCGCCTACATGATACATAGTATCATGATTTTTTATATTTAATAATATAGATAGCATAAAATATAATATGTTGATTCTCATTGATAATCATTTATTTATATTATATATTTTAAATGATACTATTTATCAATCATTATATATTGACTTATATGTTATCGTTCGTTGTGTTTGTTGACTAGTCGAATCAAGGCGGGCACGGCACAAACCGCATGGTTGAGCCTTTTTTCGGACCTGCCATGTCATGTGGTAAGCTGTTAGCAGGTCGAACGAACCGACGGTACCACGGTACCACGGAGCAACGTCACGACCACGTACCGTTCTCACGGTCACGTACACGTACCCACGTACATGCACACACGTGCATGTGGGTATGCAAAAATATGCACTTGACTTATTAGTTAAGTTAGGTGTATTATATGGGTAGCTCGTATAGGGCTATATTTTTACGGGTTTTAACTTTACTTGTTAGTTAAGAAAGGAGTATAACATGCAAGGTGAAGTAATCAAAGTTCATGGGGTAGACCACGTTATTTTGGAGCAACATGGCTCTATCTTTAATCCCAAGTTTGTGGGGCGTTCTGTTGAGGACGGAAAACTCCACGGAATCAAGCTAACACAAAAAGGTTTAGTTATTCACTACCTTGAGTTAGCTAAACAAACTCTTTGTTATTTAGCTTTTTTGGCTCTGTTTTTAGTAGTGTTAGTTTTATTTAATTAGAAAGGAACTTCAAAATGGAAAAACAGCTTTTTAAAATTAACAACAACCTTTATTTTAAAAAATACCTCGCAGTAAACTGCGTTGGCAAGGAAATTTTGGTATTGGAAAACACCGAAAATCAAAAATTAATTCACATTCCGGCAACTGAATTGCCTGCCCCTTATGTTCCTAACTACGTGAACATTAAGGCGGGTCAGTATTTTGTGTTCGATGGAAAAGTTCATTACAACTCCGAAGACCGTACCTTTGACCTTGCGGGTGGTCACATTATTCTTGATACAGAGGGGAATCCAGTACAAGAAGGAAAGGCGTACAAATCCTGCGTTCATGTAGTTGTTCCATCACAGCGTAATTTACTCACATTGGGAGCGACTTCAATCATGACCGATAGTTTGCTTGACCCTAATGTGAAAGTGAGTGCTCTTAGTGGTCAACTGCTAGTAGACCCAGTATGGGTATCTCACTTAGGTTGCAAATTCCCTTGTAATAAAGGAGAAGAAGGAATTACACAATCCACGATTAGTGGGAATTGGTATTTGACTAGAGACGTAGCTAATTTTAGAGAAGGGGCTGTTATTGTGAGTAAAGAGGATATTGAGAACGGGTTGACAAGTGAATATTTTGTTTGTGATTGTTGTGGAGATATTCACCATGTAAATAGTGCTCGTGACGCTTATGATGATTCGGTTATTTGTGAGAATTGTTGCGATGACCAATATGTTTGGTCAGAAGCAATGAATGCGTACATTTATTCAGATGACGCATTCTATTACAAGGACGACGATGAATATTACGATTCCCCAGTTCATTATGAATGTAAGAGCCAATATGGGTGGCAATCAGACGCTACTGGTAATTGGTGGTCCGATAACGAAGAGCGTCTCGAGACAGAGGACGGTTACCATTATGCCGATGGGGAGCAAGATGACTTGTATTGGTGTGACACCGATGAGGGTTGGTACTGTCACGAAAGTAATATGCCTGAGAGTCTCATTCGTGGCTACCACAAACGTCCCACTCTCAAGTTTTTTGGAGAGGGTCCTAAATTCTTAGGGTTAGAACTAGAGTGTGACGACCCTAGTGCAGATGGTGATGAAAGCGACGTTCGCTACATCTTTGACGGTCATATGGACCGTTTCTACTTCAATAGCGACGGCTCTTTAGACAATGGTTTTGAGGCTATCACCCATCCAATGAGTCCAAAAGAGATGTTGGCTATGAATTGGGAAGAAATTACCAGAAGAATGCAACAGCGGAACTACTACAATGATGGAGATACCGCTGGAATCCATATTCACGTAAGCCGTAACTTTTTCCACGGAGAAAAGAACATCGGTCGTTTGGTTCGGATGTTCTCTGAAAATTATAGTGATATGGTCAAATTTGCACAACGACCTCGGTACAGTGCAGAGCGTTGGGCTGACCGTGTACAAGGTACGTCCCGCCAATACGCTACGGATTGGTATTACAACGCAAGACGCTTTGGTAGATATACAGCAGTAAACTTGCAAAATGATAACACGGTTGAAATCCGTCTCTTCCATTCCCTAGCTGATTGCAAACATATTAAGGCTTGCATTCAACTAGTGGATGTTCTTAGTGACATGGCAAATATCGACCGTTACCAATTTGATTGGAGCATCGTGAGTCGCAAAGCTAAAGACAAAGGCTACGAAGATTTACAGAGCCGACTACTGGAATTGAATTTCGTAGAGGCTTAATGGGTGTGCCTCTCCATTGAGAGGGGCTTTACCAAAACAAACATTTTTAATTAATTTTAATAAGGAGATATGAATATGTGCGTAATTAGTGTTTATAAAAAAGGCTTTCAATTGAATAAAGAAGAATTGATGAATTGTTTTGCAGGCAACCCAGATGGGGCTGGGCTGATGTACTATGATGAGAAAAAAGGGATGACCCATATCAAAAAAGGGTTTTTCACCTTTGAAGATTTTTGGGCAGAAGCCAATAAGTTACCAGATACTATCGACCGTGTGTTTCACTTCCGAATCGCCACTAGCGGTGCGATTAGTGCTGAAACATGTCATCCATTCTCTGTTTGTAATAATTACAAGGAGATGGGGCTCCCAAATAATTGGACTAAAATTGGTATGGTACATAACGGGGTAATGCATGACTACACCCCTAAAGCAGGTCTAAAATCCAAGCATAGTGACACTATGCAGTTTATTAAAGAAGTAGTCAATCCGTTAGGCAATTCCGTATGGAATACAGCTGTTCAAGAGTTGTGGAACACGGCTATGGGTTCCAATAAATATGTGCTAGTTGGCGACGGTCAGTTGGCAGTCATCGGGGACTTTGTCCAATCTGAAACTAGTGGAGCTCTCTACTCCAATACTAGTTACATTGGCTACCGATACAAAACAACGAATGCTATTAGTCCTTGGTATGACGATAGCTATTACGATAGCTATTACTGGAACTCCACTTCTTCTTATGGGTGTTCTACCACCAAGAAAGAGGTCAAAAAAGAAATGAACATCAATTTTGGTAAGAACGATACCACCATGTCTACAGACGAATACGGTGTGAATTACCTACCCATCGAAGTATGGACGGGAAAAATGGATGACGAAAAATTAGAGGAGTTTTTAGATGATGCTGAGTATGAATTGTACTCATACGATGTATCCATTTTGGACATCCAAATCAAAGAGTATTCTGTAGTGTTATATGTGAACTCAATTCCAGATGATTTACCGTCAACAATCGTAAATAAAAAGTGGTTGAGTGGTAACTACGAATACACCGTGAAATAGTTTAGAGAGGGGGTATATCCCCCTCCATTTTAAAAGGAGATGTAAAAAATGAATTTGGTAGAGATTACAAGAGATTGTGGGTTATTAGATACGGGGAGTTTAGCCGACGTAATTTCATATGAAATATGTTCTCAAGTATCTTACTTTTGTGAACAAGAAAAAAATAATGAAATTATCGTGGATTTATTAAACCAAGCTATCCTTGATAATGATGACCCACAAATCTCATATGCATTTAATATTACTACAATGGAAGGTTCAAAAGAATTTTTCTTGTATTTAAGCATGGAACAAGTCCCGCTATCAGAATTTATGACTCATGCACAATACGAAGAATTTCCCTTCACACATGTGTGCATGGTAAATAAAAACAAGTTCTTGTTCTTTACAATGGAAGATATTTCTAAGTTTATCGAAGTAGCTAAGTCGTATTTAATCGAGAATTTAAAAAGAGAAATGCTAGATAAGATTTTTGTGGGCATGGATTACGAATATTAATTATAAAAAGGAGATGTAATTATGAATATTGGAGAATTGATAGATACAAATGATGTGCAGTCCGTTAT